GTACAGGGTTTTAATGCCTTTGCGCCACGCATAGATCTGGGCCCGGTTGATGTCACGGGCGGGCCCGCTGTCCTCGCAGAACACCGCCAGGGGGCGCCCCCCCGCTTTGTGGCGGGGGGACGCGAGGAGCAGCGGCTACTGCGCCAGCTGTTTTATTACCTGCGCGGGCGCCAGCGCGCAATTTGGGTAGCAACGGCAAGCACAGATGTGACACCAGTCGCCGACATCAAAGGCAAAAGCATTGATATAGCACACATCGGCTACGCCTCCGCATTGCAAAAACAAGTTGGACGGCAAGATATCCGCATTGAGTGCAACGACGGGCAAATATTTTATCGGCGCGTTGTCTCGGCAAGCGTGTTAGACGCCCAAACCGAGCGGCTGGCACTGGACGGTGACACGCTGGCAATCCCGCAGAGCAATATCGCCAAAATATCATGGTTGACCTTATCTCGGCTTGATAGCGATACCGTAACTTGGACGCACCACACCGACGCCGACGGCGCAGCAACTATTGCGGTGAGTTTCCGCGGCGTACGGGATGAGCTGGAGCCGTGATTTAAAGCGGGTTTAAACGGTATTTAAATGGGGATTAATAATGAGTTATCAAGACAAAATTAACTCGGCGGCAGACGCCCAACCGATTAATTTGTATCAGTTTAGCTTAGGCGACAACGAAAAGATTTGGCGATTTTGTGACGCCGACCAAGATATTGAGATAAATGGCGAGAAATGGGTAGCGCAAGCAATTAGCGACGGCGGGCGCAATACCGGGCAAAACGTTACAGTGATAATGCCGAGCAATAACCCGGTGGCGCAGCTTTATCGCGGTATCGCGCCAAGTCAGACGGTTAAATTAATGATTATGCGTCTGCATTGGCAAGAGGCGGAGATTCGGGTTGTTTGGGTTGGCACGATTATCGAGGCTAAACGCCCGGACGTGCATAAGACAGAGCTGGTCTCGGCGGGATTATCTAAAACCATGGAGAGCGCCGGTCTGCGGCTTACTTGGAGCCGCAACTGCCCTTATACCCTGTATGACGTGGACTGCAAAGTTAATCCCAAAAACTTCGTGGTCGCAGGCTTAACGATTAAGGCACTTAACGGCGCTACGATTACTGTTGACGCGCCGGATAATCTGCCACAAGGCTGGTTTAATGCCGGCTTTATTGAGTGGACAAACAATGGCGTGCGCGAGGTACGTGCGGTGACCGTTCACCAAAATAACCAACTGACGCTCATGGGTGGCACGCAAAAATTGGCGGTTGGCACGGTGATTAAGGTGTACCCGGGCTGCGACGGCAGAGCCAGTACCTGTCTCAAAAAATTTAATAATATGCTTAATTTCGGGGGCATACCGCACATGCCTAATAAATCGCCGTATGATGGCACACGGATATTTTAGGGAGGGATTTATGTTAGTGATTACGGGGATTGTGATTAAGTTTTTACTGTTGATTATTGCAATTTTTGCGCTGTTCCGCTTTTGCAAATTCGACATCGCGCACTTGCGCTATTTCGGACCGGCAGGCGCGGTGATGGCGTTAAGAGATCGGGAGGATAAATAGATGTTTGCTGCAGTGGGTTGGGCGATTGTCCGCTTTGTCGTCGTATTGGTCGCCTCTTATCTCATTAACCAGACGCTCGCCAAGCGCCCGAGCAGCCAGTCTCCGGAGGCGGCAAACGCCAAAGACTGGAATTTCCCGCAAACTGACGAGGGGGTGCCGCAGTGCGTATTTTTTGGCGATTGCTGGACTGAGGATTGGCAAGTGTTAGCGTACGGTAATTACCGCACGACCGAGATTAAAAAAGGATAATTGAGCAATGACGGATTTAATTATTACTATGCAGGATATGCGCCGTGTCGGCTTCTGCGTGGACGGCGTGGCGGCGTTTTTTGAGCGTGAGTGCTTAGATTACACCGACTTTTTGCAGCACGGCATTGGCGCGGACAAACTCTTAGCAACGGGCAGTGTGTTTGCTCGCAAGTGCGTTAATGCGGCGATTGCGGCTAACGCACAAGCTACGGAGGATAACTAATGGGTGGCAAACGCGGCGGCGGATCCGTTACCGTCGGTTATCGCTATTACTGGGATATCCACTCCGGGCTTGGTCGCGGACCGATTAATGAGATTGTAGAGTTACGGGTTGATGACAAGACAGCCTATGTCGGCACGCCCGGCGAAATTACCCGTTCGCAGGCAATTTATATCGACAAACCGGGGCTGTTTGGCGGTGACAACACGGGCGGCGAAGGTGGTATTCAGGGACGCATGGAGATTTTGATGGGCGAGCCGGATCAAAAACCAAGCAAAATGTTAATCAATCTGCTCAAAGGGATCCTTAATCCGTCAATCGTCGGCATTAACAGTAAGTGGTCAAAATTTCTCCGCGAAAAAAGAGGGATATATAGCGAGCGGGATAAATTTTTCCTCGGTAAAGAGGTTATTCCGGGCGAGGTCGCGCCGGATGACATGATACCGGGCTTTCGCGGCATCGTAAGTACGGTATTTAGCGGGCTTATCAGTTGTTATAACGCGTACCCTAAAAAGCACTCTTACCGCGTGCGGCGCAATGATAAAGGCTGGCACCAAGGCACGGTGTGGTACGCCGAAAAAGCCCGCATTATGCTACGCAACGACAATCTCAAGATTAAGGGATTGACAGCCGAACAAGAAGAAAATATACGCCAAATCCATGCCCAAAATCCGGCACATATCTTGGTTGAGTGCGCGACAAACAAGAGTTGGGGCGGTAAAAAAGACATTTCGGATCTGGACATCGACAGCTATAAAAAAGCGGCGGATACGCTGTTTACCGAGGGGTTTGGCTTGTGTTTGCGTTATAACCGGCAGGACTCCATTGAGACGTTTATTAAGCAGGTGGTTGACCATATTGGCGCCATTCAGTTTGACGACGTGCGCACGGGTAAACAGGGCTTGCGGTTGTTGCGTAACGACTACAATCCGCAGGACTTACGGCTGTATCACTATGACAACGGTGTTTTAATGGTGCAAGATGATGATAGCGCAGCAACGGATACGGCAGCCAATCAAGTGGTGGTTAAATACCGCGACCCGGTCACCAATCGCGACGACCAGGCGATAGCCAACAACATTGCGGCAGTGCAAATGCACGGCGTAATCAGCAAGACGACCGAGTACAAAGGTATCCCAACCTTTGATTTGGCGGCGCGGGTGGCACAACGGGACTTGGAGATGGTCGCGAGCAGTCTCATGCGTATTAAAGTTGTGTTCGATATGCATGGTGCGGATTTAACGCCGGGCGATGTGATCCGCTTGCAACTGCCGGACCGCAACATTGAGGACGTGGTATTCCGCGTGCTGCAAATTGACAATACGACTAACGAGGGGGAATTTTTGGTGACCTGTATGCAGGATGTATTCGGGCTGCCGGCAGCTAACTACTCTACTAATAAGTCGGAGTCGTTGTATATTCCGCCGGATTACAGCGCTAAACCGGCACCGGCAAGCCGTTTAATGGAGGTGCCGTATCATTTAATGCCGCTCATTTTAACCGACGCAGAACGCGCATTTATTAAGCAGACCGATTGCTTTGTGTGGTCGCTGGCGTCCCAGCCGACTGCGCTTTCGGTGAGCTATGACTATTTAGTCGATGTGGGCGCCGGTTTTGCGCAGGTCGCCGAGGGATCATTTACCCCGTCGGTGTTAATTGCCGATGACATCACGCCATATCAAACCCAAGTGCGGTTTGTGATTGACGGGGATTACTCGGGACTTGCCGGCGCGGAAGCATTGTTGATTGATGACGAGATTGTAAAAGTCGAGGCGGTGGATTTTAACACCGCCGTCATGACGCTCGGACGCGGTTGCGCAGATACTGTTCCTCAAGCTCACAAAGTCAATGCGCGGGCGTGGTGTTATCTGCTTTCGGCGGGACAAAACGACAGCAAATACACTGTCGGTGAGCAAATCAAAGCTAAATTGCTCACCCGCACGGCACAAGAGACGCTTGCAGAGGATGCCGCGCCGGTGCTGCAACTGACTACCCATCAACGCCAAGCGCGCCCGTATCCGCCGGCAAACGTCAAAGTGGACGGCGTGTTGGGCGGGGCGATTGTGGACAGCAGCCAGTTTAAGATTACCTGGGCGTACCGCGACCGCGACATCCAAGCGGACAAGCTGATTGCACACACCGAGGACAGTACGGTGTTGGGTGCAGGCGTGAGTTACAAAGTGGACTTACTGGACGGCGATAACGTGGTGCGCGCAATCAGTACGACAAGCAGCGAGTTTGTTTATCCGGACGCCGCCAAGGTGGACGGTGAGCAATTTAGCAAGATTGCACTGTACGCAATCAAAGACAAATTAACCAGCCTGTATCGTTATGAGTTTGTGGTCAATGGCGCCATGCAGTTGCTGTATAACATTGACTATAAGCAGGCATTTAATGAGGGTGATAACTTTATCAATCGCTACGATGACAGCGATATGCCGGGCGGTAAATATATGATGCTTAAGTCTTCGGCATCGCCGCAAAGCACAATCTACAAATCGTTAGCGATTGAGCCGGATAAATACCGTCGCTTTGCCTTGAGCTACAACATCGGCACTTACAATCAACGCAAGGGGCTTTGTACGGTTGCAGTACAGCTCTATAAGGGTGCAGAGCTGATTAAAGAGTACGTGTCCGAGCAGCTTGGCAATTATCCTAAGAGCGAGTGGCATAGTCAGTTGGTCACCGGTGATTTGCCGGCGGGCGTCAACGAGGTGCGCTTCAGGATTAACGTAATAGGCTCAATCAGCAACAATGCGATTGCATTGCGCGACATTATTTTACGGGCAGGAGGTGATTAATATGTATTAAATAGCACGGGTAGTTAGTGTATGTAGAGATACACTAACCTTATCACCATACAGATTAGCCCTGTAGGCAATAACTATCGCTAGACCCGTGGTCTCAGCCAAGACAAGGTAAGTCTAGCGTATTTTTTCAATAATTGACTTCTTGCGATTGATTAACCTGACCAGACCACCCTATATTTTTTTCAGTTCAACAAAATCTGAGTTCATTCGATTTATCGGATACATGTTGGAGAGTAAAACAGATAACTGGCAGGCATTTGATAATTGCAAACGTATCTCAATAAGTACCTCAGCAAGTTGCTGTGGTCGGTATGAAGATAATCTGATCTATAAATTCTAATAAAACAAAAAGGAGTTGTATTGAGCTCCTTTTTTGTAAGACCGTTTCAGTATATGAAAAATAATTTATATCAATTTATCGCGCTTTTGCGTATCAATTTATCGCGCGCGGCATTAGTTTGGAGCGATGACTTGGGCTGGGGTTAATGTAGGCGGAATAATGTCTCAAGCATTAAGACAAGGTTCTAATCATGCAAATTTAGCAGGAAGTAAAGGCGGAGAGTTAGTTCAAAGTAAGTTAAAATAATAAAAGGGGATTTATATCCCCTTTTATTTTATCTCAAAGAATTCATCTATGTGCTTAAATATGTCTACATTATACATCATCGTCAATATCAATTCTTGTCCCAAAGATATAAAAACCTACTCCTTCAGATCCGTCTCGATAACCATCGTTATTAGTTTCCAAAAACTGATCATCTTTTAGTATACCGGCTAATAATGACTGTCTAGGTTGGTTGTTATCTTCAATACGATAATCCACATTTTCAGGCACTTTTGTTTTCGCTAAAACAATGCAGATCAGCAGAGGGCTCACTGCAAGTGCGGCAGTCATTACAACCGCTTTACGAGGCTTTTCCGGGAGAAACGATAAAGTGCGGTCAATTTTCTTAAAGAATCGCCCGACAGTATGTCCGAATTTTTCTGCATCGCTCATCATTTTCTCCTGTATCCATCAACATATCCATGCGTTTGAGTATACTCTCATTTATCATTTTGCGAAACATTTGCATAAAATTGACTTTTAATGAGTGATGAAAGTGATTTTATACCTGAATTTAGAGATAAAAAATAAGCGGGTTTTCCCGCTTATTTTGTCCGTATTGGATGTTTTAGAAGGATTTCATACTGCGGCGTTCAAAGTTTTGAACCGCACTTCCAGCCTTACAGCTTACAGTATCCATTTTGCTGCCGTTAGTGATGTAGAGGGTCGGCTCTTCAATACTTTTACCATCACGAGGCTGCACGAATTGGATGGTATAACTTGTGCCGTTATTTTTCATTTCTAATGAGTTGGTAATAAAACCTGAACCGGCGGCTACATACGAATCTTGATTTGCAAGAACTTGTTTCACCGGATTTTTGAAAGTAATTTGCCCATAAACAAACTCATAATCTGTCCCGGATTTTGTAACGGAAACTTTGTTTCCATTGTCCGCAGTGCAAGCGAAAATTGTGTTGTTGGCTGCGAGGGCCGGCATCGTACATGCGGTCATCATTGCAATAGTGAGTAATTTTTTCATAAATGCTCCTTTTAAGATTTTCCCAAAATGTAATCGGCTTCTTGATTACGACGTCTTGCATTTACACCATTATTGTTAGTTTGACGATTTCTAACAGCATTTGCTAGTGCTGTCATATCGCCAGATTGTGCGGATGCTTGAGCCGCTGCAATCACATCTTTTGTCAATGAACCATAGTTGTACGCATAAGATGTTAATGCTGCTTGTGCATTTGCCGGTAATTTATTCCATGTTGTTGATGATACGTTACTTCGAGCACGACTTGCAAATTCTTGCGTGCGACGAGCTAAGTCTCGTTCTGCATCCTCACGAGTTACAACGGTATCTTTCGTGACTTTTACAATGGTCCCGTCAGCTTTGGTAATTGTATCAGAACCATATCCGGTTCGATAAGCATTAACGTCCCAATATGCCTTGCCACTAAATCCTTCAAAATTCTTTAATAATCCTGTTGCTTGTTCGAGAGCAGTACCGCTAATTGCCGGAATAGATGTATAGCCTGAATTTCCTTGATGACTTGAGCCTGAACCGAAATTACCGCCAGTTCCGGTATAAGAAAGCGAGTTCGATTGTTGAGGAAGCTCAAGGGTGACATTATTACGCGGAATATGAATAGAGCCTGCCTCAGCGATTTCCTCGACAGTGGTGTTAAGACCATTCGCCAAATCGCTGATACGTTTATCTACGTTGTCACGTGCAACATTGGATGCGCCGGCATTATATTCACGCAATTCCTTGTTTTGTAAAATGGCAACAGCTGAGTTGCCGGTAAGTGATTTTTGTAAATCAATTTCCATACGAATTTGACCAATTTCTCGGTCAATTAAGGTGAGTACTTTTTCCAATTCGACTTGGGCATCTTGGTTATTGGCAACATTTGGTTCACGCATCCCGGTTAATACTGCCCGACGTGCAAGAAGCATTTTTTCCATCGTTTTGGCTACGGCAATTTCGCTGGCCAAACGTTGACCTAATACTTGCGCATCAGGATCTTCACGTAAAGATTCAATTAAACCACGCGTGATTGGAACAGTCGTTGAACTTAATTCAGCCAAGATCTCAACTGAAGGCGTATTCATGTTGAGGGCTTTTTGTAATTGTGTGACCGCTTTAATATTTTCTTGCTCGATTTCAGGAGTTAATCCGACACCGGCACGGGAACTACTTGGCGTGCCACAATCCACTTTACAGGTTGTTAATTGTTTTTCCCCAATGACATTGGTAAGCCAGTCGGTCATGTCTTTTGGATTGTCCCAAGTTTGGCAAAGTAATCCGCTACAGTTACCGCTTGAAACTCGACCGGATTCTAAGACACTGCGTTTGTTTTGCATGTTGTAACCGGCTTTAGCGACATCCTCAACAATCTTTATTGGTACTTGCCCTTGACCTCCTCGTTTCTGTCCTCCGACCCATTCTTTACCTTCTCTGCCTTGAGAGTCTTCTAATTTTTTCTTCGCTTTTGTTGCATCCGGTTCGGAAGACGTAATGTTTTTAAATGACTCCATGTCAGCACTTTCTGACCAACGTCCATTGAGTGTGGCATCTGCCAACTTCTTAGACATTTCCTCACAACTGGTTTTAAGATTATTAAAATCGATTTTTCCTTGATAAAGACCGTTTGTTAAAATATCGTAAAGTTGAGGGTTCGCACGTTGGATAACCATTGCTGGTAAACTGGCGACGGCGCCGGTTGCTGACTCAATGACGTTACTATATAAATCTTTGAAGCCTTCTGTGATGCCATTCAATTGATTCTTGATGCTTGTTTTAATATCAAAATTGCCGCACATCAAATTAGCCTTCCAGCCAATACCAAATTCTGCCGCCGGAATATTACCTCGGCTAGGTGGAGCCATGTAGCCGACTCCACCGCCAATTTGGTAGTAGATTTTGTCTGATAAAATGGAATCTGCCTTATTGAAACCGAAGGGGTTATCAGCGGCGGATGCCGACATGGTTACCGATAAGATTGCGCATGAGATTGCGATATACGATGCTTTAACGGCATAGTGAAATTTCATATTCAATTCCTTTATTAATTAAACCAATCAACACTGTATAGGAACGTTTGCCCGCGCCGTTTACAGCATTTATAAGGGCGCCATAATGCCCATGCATAACTACCGTTTTCCGATACCATATTGGGCTGTGTATCCGGAAAAATACTGCAAGATTGTGACATTTGTGGGTACAATTGTTGCCATTTATGGTTTTTACTTTCTCCCTCTTTAACCGGGTCCGGATACCAGTAGCCGTTTTGCCCTTGTTCTTGTTTGGCCGTCGGAATATAAATGTGGGGTTGCGCACTCCGCGTGAGGAAATCGGCAACCCGGTGAGCGGTCACGGCAGAAGCTTTATAATCATGTACCTGTGTAACCGCACCACTACGTGGGAAAATATTTCCCCACATATCACCTCCGCCACGAATCTCTCGCACTCCTGGAGTAAGGGCCTCCGGATAAAACATTTCAGGTATAGCTTGGCGCCAAGCAAAGAAATCTAAACTGCTGAGATAGTAAGGTACGAAAGGGGTTGTCTGGCTTTGGCAATAGTAACCGGTATTGCCGAGCAGCTGACTAATTGCACCTTGAGGATGACCTATTGCATCAACATTTTTAAACGTAAGTTGAGTATAGTTTTTTTGTGGTGAGCGATATTCACCGCCCTTTACACCTTGGCTGACCATATTCATTTCTTGCCAAGGATTTTGCCCCTCATGGTTATAGCTGGAAATGACCGTTTCCGGCAGATAATGTTTTACTTTGGTCGAGGTTTTGATCGAGCAGCCGAATTGGGTGCAAAACAGCCAAAAGCAAGTGCCGACAATTTTGTAGTCGAGACAGCTTGGAGAGGCGCTAGAAGCCATAATTGAGGCAGTATTCAGAGAGGCACGTGCCGGAAGCCCTGAAAATGCAATGGCAATACAAAGACCGGATAGCGGTATTTTCTTTAATTTCATTTTGCTCCCTCTTTATTTTTTTGTTGATGCTGCCAGGATGTTAATCGTTTTAATGCTGTGTCTACATTCGTTTCACCATAAATAACCAAGCTTTCTTCACCAGGGTATTGAAATAAAATTGCCGGTACTTTTTTGATCCCGTTTTGCCATCCGCTGATAAGCCCTTGGTAGGATTGCTTTAATTGGGTTTCTATTTGTCTCCATTCTGCAGATTGGAACAAACGACTCGCTTGTTGTGAGGCAATAGTTGGATTGGCGCTCAATTGTTGACTTATTTTGTTTTCCCATTGCTCAACCTGATCAAGGTAATACACTTGACTGGCCAATTCGGCATGAGAAATTGGGTAATGCTGTGTTGAATAAACAGTGACCGTAGGATTTTGCGCCTGGGTAAATCCCAATAAGGGCAATAACCCCAACAGAAACAGTGATTTTTTAGGCATAACTATCCTTTACAATAAAATGAGATAAAGGAAACATTAACGAAATGCTACCGGTGAATATAGGAGAAATTCTTTTTGCTTTTGAGATAAATTATCCGTTTTCAAAAAACAATTTTTGATAGAAGAGACATCATTTAATTCAGTATGATTTAAACCAATAAGTCGCTGTTTATCAGCCCTTATAAGTTGCACGACTCTTGAGAAGCAACGCCTTATCTTTGAGTAAGTAGAGTCATAGCCAAAATGTTATCCAGCATTCTGAAAGGATACACTGCTATTGCAGGAATGCCACCTTAAAGACCTTCCGAGGGAAAATGATTCCCTTGGGACATATCATTTTTCCAAGGAATTTTTTATTTCATATTAGGAGAATGACTATGTCCTCATCTACTCAATTAGAACACTATGATGTTCCATCAAGTAACCCTCTTGACAACCAAACATTTTCCTTTCGCGTAGGAAAACACTTGGGCCGTTTTTTCGTTGCTGCTAAAAACAAAGCAACCGATAAATACAAACAAGTAACATCCGGCATCAACCAAAGCATTGAAGACGAGGAAGCTCGCCGGCTTTATGAGTTACAAATGATGCTAGATAGTCAGGCGGAAGAATATGAGGCAATTATTAATGACGTGCAAAGAACGTGGTTTAAACGCACCACGTTGTTTAGCATTTTATTCTTGATTGTCGGTATTCTAGGTACTGCAGGTACTCTTTACTATCTTATGCATTAATTTGCATAAGCTATTCATTTTCAACCCTAAGGGGAATTTTTACCCTTAGCGGTAAAAGTTTCCCCTTTTGGTAGGAGAAAACTGATGAACGTGACATTACACAACAGCTGTTTTGCTTATTTAGCCAAACATCCTGCCTCAGAATCTCTTATTGAGGAGGTTCGCATCCAGGCAGTAAATGCTTGGAAAAATCGAGGAAAAGATGAGCTTTCTACTCGTATTATAGTGAATATCCCTAGTCAATACGGACAAAAATACCGCTTCTTTACGGTTTCGCCGTACGCAAACCGAAAAGATTTGTTAAGTGTAAGGTAGAAAACGTTAACAAAAGCAAAAAACACATTCTATTGGTGTTAATTCATAACTGACTTAATACCAGCAAACTTTACAATAAACCTTGCTCATGCCATTGGCGTGTTCAAGGTTTTCTTTTACCCGAATGGGAACAATTGCCCATTCGGACGGTTGTTCCCTTTTTATTAGGAGAACAGCCATGAAAAAAGAAACTCAACAAAAAGATTTGTATCAACAAATCACCGACCAAATTGTAGATGCGTTAGAGCAGGGGACAATGCCTTGGCAAAGACCTTGGGATAATGGCTTGGCACAAATGGTAATTCCGTGTAACGGTGAAAGTGGTCGTCAATATTCCGGTATTAATGTGTTGTTACTTTGGATGAGTGCTATCAGGAAAGGTTTTACCCAACGTAAATGGGTCACTTTTCAGGGCGCAAATCACCTTGGTGGACAAGTTCGCACTGGCGAAAAAAGTACGGTTATTATTTTCTATAAACAAAATATGTTTGAAGAAAAAGATGATAACGGAAACGTTGTACTTGATGAAAACGGTGATCCGAAAATGAAGTCATCGGTATTTATTCGTGGCCATCATGTGTTCAATATTGAACAATGTGATGGCCTAGAAAAATACTATGAAGAATTTCCTGAACCAGAAAAATCTTCTGAAATGCAAGCTCGTCCGGATTTAGATGTATTACCCAATAAAATGGGTATGCAGCTGTATAACAAAGCACAAGATCGTGCTTGTTATATGCCGAGAAAAGATTGCATTGTGATGCCGGATTTCAAAAAATTCAATACAGCTGACGACTACTATGCAACTCTACTGCATGAATGCGGTCACGCCACCGGGCATAAAGACCGGTTAAATCGTGACGGTGTAGCTAAATTTGATAAATTTGGTTCTGAACAATATGCATTTGAAGAATTAATAGCTGAACTCACAAGCGCCTTTACCTGTGCGCACGTGAATGTTTGCAATAATATTTCACAAAATGCAGCGTATATTGAACATTGGATTAACGCATTAAAAGCCGATAAAAAAGCTATTTTCCGAGCATCTTCTCAAGCACGTGAAGCAACACAATTCTTGTTAAATGCTCTCGAATTAACATCGAATGAAGAAGCAAAATTAGCGGCTTAGCCTCTATTAAACCATTCTAACGTTTTTTGTTAGAGCTCTCATAAACCACCCTTTGGGGAGTAATCCTCAAAGGGGATTGCTCCCGTTATTTTAGGAGTAATCTATGGATTTCGAGAAAAAATTCACCGCACTTTTTAAGTCGATTGCACCACAATATCGACGTTCTGAAGTGTTTTACGACTTTATTACAATCTTTGCCCTGGAGTTCTATCTTATCCTATATGGTGCACAAGCAGACGAATCGTTGAGACAACGCTATCAGACTGCAGCTGGGCATTATAATGAGGATGAAAAACAAGCTCTCAGTCGCCTTTTCAACATTATTGTTGAAGCTTTGGAGCATAAAACCTATGATTTCCTAGGCTCTGTGTTCATGGCGTTAGATTTAGGTGATCAATATAAAGCTCAATATTTCACGCCTGGTCACATTGCCCACTTTATGGCAACAGTAACTCTATCAGATTGTCATAGTTTAATAAAAAAACGTGGCTTTTTGACATTGCAAGAGCCAACTTGTGGATCAGGTGTAATGATTATTGAGGCTTATAATTATTTGCGCGAAGAGGACTTCAACCCTCAGCAACAAATGTGGGCTCAAGCAAGAGATTTGGATTTTACTGCAGCATTAATGTGTTATATACAAATGACACTCTTACATATACCGGGAGAAGTCATTATTGGTAACACCCTTAAAGATGAGGTGAATTACCATTTATACACACCTGCTCACATATTGGGGAATTGGAACAAAAAATTGGAGAGTGCAGATTCCTATACTGAAGCAGAATATCAAGTTATTGAACCTGAACCAGTAGAAGAACCCCCGCTTGACATTGATTGGGAAAATGAACCTATGTTCTATTAGAAAAAATGCACTTACTTTTAAAGTAAGTGCATTTTTTTATTTATACAGATTTAAGCTCTACTCTACTTTGTTTTTTTGGGGAACTAATATCTCAAGCTCTTTTAAACCACAACATGAAATAACAGGCTCATTATACGAACTACCTAATGGATGAACCCCCGCTTTAAAGTAAACCTCAATAGCCTCAGAAAACATAATATCCCCAGCAAAAATAGCACTAACATCAGCACTTCCATACTTTTGAATAAAGTCACTAAATTCATCTTTTAGAAATGCATCTTGTGTCTCTGATTTTAATAGATACTTTTCTAACCGACTAGAATAAGTAGAGTCTTTATATTTCGGACTCGCGAAATGTATTTCTTTTACATTATTATTTGGGCATAACCTATTTTCGACCTTTTTGAAATGGGATATATTATCTGCATTGACATAAACCTCTACCCACTCAAGGCCTTTAAGTTCACCTGCATCATTTTTAATTTCTTTTTCAATTTTTAGTTTAATGAAATTTGTCATAAATTGACTCCTAGTTATTTAAATCCTAACTGCTTAGACAATATATTTTACATTAAATTCTTCATAAAAAAGAATTTATTAGTTAATTATTATTCTCTCTGTTATAAATACCTTTTAGTCTCGCCACTGTTGATTTAGATAAATCATATCGTTTCATTACTGTTGAAATAGAATCACCAGCTTTAAAATCCGTATAAATCTTTTTACGTATTTTATCTGTCACTTTAGGTGGACGGCCGCCTAATGCATTTTTATGACCTGAAGCAAGTTTTGTTCGCTTCCCTTCCTGAGTACGCTCGACAATAAAACTTCTTTCCAATTCAGCAAAAATACCTAACAATTGAATTAAGGCCATCCCCATAGGATTGTTTTGGGTTCGAGTATCTATTCCTTGTTGTATTGCAACAAAACCAATATTTTTATTCTTAAATAGTTCAAGTGTATTCAAACACTGAGCAAGACTCCTTCCTAAGCGATCAAGCTTAGTTACTGCAACGACATCACCCTCTCGGATATAATCCAGTAGTTCATCCAATTGTGCTTTATTTTTCTCAGCTTTACCGGAATGTTTACCTGAAAAAATTTTTTTGCAGCCGTATTCTTTTAATGCTTGAATCTGTTCACTCAAATCCTGCTGTTGAGTTGATACTCGAGCAAATCCTATTAATGCCATCTTCTCTCTTAAAATTATTTAAAAATGTTATTAAATGACTGTTGGTTATTTCTTTTAGCTAAATTTATACCAGCTTTTAATCCCTCTCTAAATGGAGTACTTCCAAGCGGCGTCAATGGTTGAATAGGTGCTAAAGGTAGCAATGCAGATGCCCCCATAATCATTCTATAACCTTCTTCAAAGCCTTTTTGATAATCATAGTCCATAATTAACTCCTTTATTAAAAATTCAAAATTTAAGAATTTAAGTTTACTAAAAGCACTAAGTACGTTCCAAATAATAAAAATAATATAGCTAAATTATTCAATCTCTTGTCTGCTTTATCAGAAAATGCACAATAAAAAGGAATTGGAATCGACACTAGAACAAGTATAAGTCCAAGCCACCAAATAAAACTAAGCATAATATTTCCTTATTCAAAACTTAAAACTTTTTAGACCGCCTAGTATTACTAGTCTAAAATCTTACCCTTCGATATTTTTTAGATTGTCTAAAAACCTAACTCAAAGTTTCTAGACTGAATCATAGAGATTTATTCCTGTATCATCATTGATAATCTGTTTTTGTCTTCAAGAGAGTTTCTAGATAAAGCTATTAACCTGAAACTAGGGTATTTAGGATAGGTAGACGTTCACAAAGCTAATGATAAAAATGAAACATTACCTATTTTTTGTTACGGCTATCATAGTTATAAGTTTTAAATCTGTGGCAAATATAAGAAATCCGCATGAAGGAGGAATTTGTCATGTTGAAGCAGAGTACTTTTATCCAGGAGCAAGGGAGAAACATGGTGATAATGAGCTTATCTGTAACTATTGGAAATTTTTAGATGAGGATAGCCAAAAAGAACTTGAGTCACAACTCAACGAAGAAGAGTACTCGGACTCAGGTGATAATTACGGTGATTATGATAGCTACAATGAAACTAGTCTAAATAACTAAGCGATTGCACGAAAATATTGAACAGAATATATTTTTGATTGAGCATAAATGTTTGTCTACTCTACCTAAATTTCTCCCTTTATAAATACAATCGTTTATCGAAAATAAAAGAAAAATTCAGAGACAAGTACACCTGCCTCTGAATTTTATAAAATCGCATTACGACTGAACAGTTTGGCGAATCGTTTGTTGTGTTTCTAAATTCACAGTAATAAACCCTTTATCTCTTAACCCATTGATCATTTCAGTGTAAATATCATTGTTATTGGGAGCTCTAATCGTCATCACTAAAATAAATTCTTGAGGCAGAATTGGCTCACGCCCTCGTGGTGTCACATCAATTCTTAATTTCCACCCCTCACGAAACTCTACACGGCTCAACTTGCGATAATAGGATTTAATCGAATTCCATTTAAAGCCGTTTTCTACCATACTCTGTTCAAATTTTTCATCCCATACTCTTTCCAGTGGCACATGACCTTTAAAACTTATTTTGTTATTTTTATCATAACCAAAAGTACCAAAACTCACATCAATGTTGGTACGACAATACTCTTCGCCAAATTTTTTATCTAAAATAGGATTATAAACCAATGTCATTGCAATTTCGCCTTTGCAGAGACCGCTTTCAATCAGAGAGGGCGGGTAAGGAAAATCGAGCATTTCCAAATGTGTGCCTTGAGCAATCTGCTGTTTAAAAATCAGTGTTACTTCGCTCTCGCTACATAACAAGGTTTGTTGCACATCTTCAGCGGGCAAACCAAAACCATAATACTTCATTTCATCAGGTGTTAAATTAAATGCTAACCGAGAGTGCATTCTCGCTGAATGAATTAACATTGCTTTGGCTAATAACAAGTCTTTGTCTTGTAATTCATCATAAATATAAGCTAACTTCTTCGCTACGCGGGGCGTAGCATAACTTGTACCGATATCCTCAATCACATTTCCTTGACAATCCATCCCTCGCATACCTATGCCATCACAATTAGTTTGAAAATCGCAATTTCCGCCATATTCCACCATATCTGGTTTAATCGAATAGCCCACTCCAGGCCCACGCCGGCTAAATGAAGAGGGTTCATTTTTCTTCACAACGGAATCTTTTGAATCAAATAATGCCACCGATCCCACGCTAATTGCCCGAACGGAATCCGCTGGCGAGATAATTCGATCTTGATCATCTCCCTCTGCAATATTAGATGGCCATTGACGATGTAAAAGATAATTACCGCTTGATACCACAAATTGCACATTATATTGCGCTTGCATTTGATCTAAAAATTCGCCGAATGTCGAAATAGACGAGCCACAAATGTTATCTGGCATACCTAATGATAAATTCCAGATCTTGGTACTGCCAGCATATTTATGCATTGTCTCTTCAATGATCGACATTAACTCATCTTCATCAGTGTAATCCACTTCTCCATAGGTCTCATCACTATTTGGAATCGCCACAATATCGACAAATTTAAAGCGAGAATGCTGCGCTTCAGGCAAATCATTTAAGAGATTGCTATATTGAATCATTGAGGCAATAAATGTACCGTGTGATCGATTTTGATAAGCTTCTGCCACATAAACTTCTCTTGCAATCACATCTTGTACTAAATAAGGATTATCTTCACTGATTCCGCCATCAATAATTCCAATTGTCGTCTTCTTTTCATCAAAATTCAGTGTAGAAAATGAATTTTTTAAGTCGATATTAAGCTGATTTAACTTTGGCAAAGAAAAACGCTGAAAAACATCAATCGACTTAATGCCATTAATTTGAGACAGTGAATCAATATCTTGATAATCATTCACTTGCAATTTAATCAGATTCAATGAACCATAATGAATAAATTCATATTGCTTTTGAAAACCAAGATGATCTAACTGTTGAGTAACGTACTGAGAAACTCTTAAATTATCCAAATCATCATCAAAATCAAACAGTTTAATTTTAATTCTATGCTTAACCTGTTCAAATTGCTCGCGATTCAAACCTTGCAACGTCGCAGCGATTTTATCTTTCGCCGCAATCGGCTGAATATCTTTAATCACAGTTAAATTGGCTTTAACCCTCTCAGAGGGCGGATTCTGAATAAGTTGAATGGTTCTCTCAATCGCTTTTCCCGTCACTTTAATATAAATCTCATCAAGGCGTTCGCCACCAATAATTGAACAAAAACGACATAAATCATTTGGTTTGTGCGATTTAGCAATCGCCTCTTCTCGCACGGTAATCTTGCCAACGGCAGGCACTGTCGGGGCCTGACTAAATACTGAGGCATAATATGTTGAAACAGCATTAAATTTATCAATCAAATCCGCTTTTAATCTATCAGTCACTTCACCAAAAAATTTAATTGAACCACCTCCTTGGTTTGCTTTCGTGTCTTGATTTCTTTTTAACACCACTTTAATCGGTAAGTATTTCTCACTCATTTTTTTAGTCCTCGCTCAAAATTTTCTGAATAGTGGTTTTGGAACAATCTAAGATATTCGCAATGGTTTGCAGGCTAAATAACTTACTGTCGCAACCCCGTAAGAATTTTGCCTTAAATACCAAGGCTTGTTTATTTGTCGTTGCCTCATCAGGTACAACATTCTTAAACACGAATAGCTCCTGATAAATTTGCGATTTGCTCAAAGGTAAGTCATGAACCACCACAAAACGAACCGCCTTATTCATAATGGCTTCGATATTTGCACCGCTTAGTCCTGCAAAAGCCGCCACAAATTCGTCAAGGGTTTTCTCATCAAAGGTTACGTGCTGATGACTAAACAGCTGAATCATCTGCTTAATTGCCGTTGCATCAGGCAAACCAATCTCCAACTTATATTCAAATCGTCGCCAAACCGCAGGATCTAACAAATGTTGATGATTGGTTGCCGCAATCACAATACTGTCCTTGCTCATCAAATCAATGTTTTGCAATAAACTATTAACCACCCTCTTTAACTCGCCAAGCTCATTATTATCATCACGCGCTTTCGCAATGGCATCAAACTCATCTAAGAACAGCACACAAGGCATTTTCTGTACAAATTCAAACAGCGAACGGATATTCTTCGCCGTCGTACCTAAATAAGACGAAATCAAACTATCTAAACGTGCAATCACAAGTGGCATATTCAACTGCTTGGCAATAAAATAAGCGCATTTTGTTTTGCCACAACCTGGCGGACCATACATCAACAGCGTATTAACCAAACTAATCCCCGCCGCATACAACTTCTCTGCATGGCGATAATTCAACAGAAAACTGGCTAATTTATCAGCATTATTTTGTGACAAAATCACCTCAATATGATTATCGTCAGGGTAAACCACATCTGCCAACATTGTGCGGGACTCATTATCCACGGGCAATGCCGACACCTTATCCAACCCCATTGGTTGCAAATTGTGGCTTTCTGCGGACTCTAAAATTTTTTTAAAACGCACCGCGCTTCTCTGTTCGCCCTCAGTTTGCAGTTTATCAATCAACATCTGAGTATAGTTAACTACTTTCACCCTATCGTACTTCAAAGCTCCTTCAATAATTTTGCTCATTTCAATTGTATATTTCATTTAAATACCCTCTCGTAAATTAAGCAGCATTGTATAGAAACAAGCTATATAGGTAAAGAACGAAATGCGACATTTATAAAACAAATACTAAATTTTTAAGAACAAAAAGCCAATAATGAGAAACAAATAAGCCAAATGAAAGAACAATGCGTACATCTAGGAGTCCATGAAAAATACAATAGTAAGGAACTGATTTGCAATTATTGGCAATTTCTAGATGAAGTAAGTCGAAAAGAACTTGAATCACAACTCAATGAAGATTACTCAGATTCAGATGATAATTACGGTGATTACGATAGTTACGATGAAATGAGTCCAAATACCAGTGGATAAATCAACTTCAATGAAAAGGAGAAAAGGCATAAAAGGTAAGGGGAATTCCTAACGGAATTTAAGGGCAACCTTTCCAAGGGGAAAGGTTCTACCCCAAAAGGCTAAATGGCTTTTTTAAAAGGCTGTTTGGTTGGGTAATTACCTTATAGTGGAATTTAATAAATCCCTCTTTTTACATTGCGCACCTATTGGTATCAACAGAAACCACTTGCAATCGTGTTATATCATGATAATATTTACACACTAAATTATACCATGTGTATTACACGAGTTATTGACACCAATCTAATCTGACGGAGCATAAACCTGCTTCTTTTGAAGATTGAGTAAGACAAGACAGGAGTAAATTATGGCAATGACTATCCGCTTATCTGAACAATTAGATGAAAGATTAAGCAACCTAACAAAACAAACCGGACGCTCAAAATCCTATTACCTTACTGAAGCACTAGAGAGCTATTTGGAAAATATGGAAGATCTACTAATTTCAAATGCAGTTCTAGAGCGAATCAGAACAGGAAAAGAGCGCGTTTATTCTGTAAATGAGGTGCGCAATGAACTTAAAATGGCACGTGATATACGCTGATACAGCTTTAAAACAACTTAAAGCGTTAAATAGAAAAAATCCACAATTGGTCGATAGAATTATAGATTATTTAGATGAGGTTGCTACACTTGATGACCTCTCGTGATAGAGGCAAGGCATTAAAAGCTAACTTATCCGGACGCTGGCGTTACCGCGTCGAAAACTTTAGAATTATTTGTCAAATTGATAACGGTGAACTTTTGATAACGGCTTTAAATATCGACCACCGTTCTAAAATTTATAATAAATAACGAACCATATCCTGCTTAACCAACTTAGCAGAACGGGCAAGTCATGTGACTTGCCCTTTTGTTATCTAAAAGTATTCCCTTCACTCCAATTTATCTTTAAAAGAGAACCAGTTAATACTTGCTAAAATCCAGACTATTTATATGCTGAGCACCAAAATATACCTTTTGTCATTGTAACGTTTTATGCTCAATAAACTTATCAACAAATTTCGCTCTAAAAACAATACACGTCCTTTATATACTGATTTTGAGACTAAAAAAGTATCTCATATGGATTCCGAAGGATGGATAACGCCTTTCCCTGCGTCAAAACTACTTGATACCGAATTACGTCAAAAATACTTAAATTTAATTTGGCAGCAAGTTTCTATGACGCAAGATATGTTCAATGAATTGTACAAGAAACCGATTGAACGGTATGCGGAAATGGTTCAATTATTACCAGCTTCAGAATCCCATCACCATTCACATTTGGGAGGTATGCTTGATCACGGGCTTGAAGTACTTTCATTTGCAGCAAAACTTCGTCAAAGTTATGTGTTACCACAAAATGCAGCACCGGAAGAACAATCTAGACAACGAGATGCTTGGACTGCAGCAGTTATTTATGCGACACTTGTTCATGACATTGGTAAAGTTATTGTCGATATAGAAATTCAGTTAAAAGACGGTACTCGTTGGTTTCCCTGGAATGGGATTCCAACTCAATCTTATAAATTCAAGTATATCAAAGGTAGAGATTATGAGCTTCACCCTGTAACTGGAAGCTATCTAGCCAGTTATCTGATCCCTCATGAGGCATTTGAGTGGTTAGCTGAATATCCAGAAGCCTTCTCATCATTAATGTATGCAATGGCTGATCATAAGGATAAGTCAGGGCTACTATCTGAGATAGTACAAAAAGCAGATCAAAACAGTGTCGCTCTTGCATTAGGCGGAGATGTATCTAAACTGGTTCAGAAACCAGGAACATCTTTTGCAAAACAGCTTGTTATGGCATTACGTCATTTACTGCAGCATAAATTTAAAATTAACACGCCTAAAGGTCCGGCAGATGGTTGGCTTACAGATGAAGCATTATGGTTGATGAGTAAACCTACGGCAGATCAAATTCGAGCTTACCTTTTAGAGCAAGGCATTTCGGCTCCGACAGATAATCCTAAATTATTTAATGAGATGCAATCACTAGGAATTATTGAAAGCACAACAGATGGGACCGCAATTTGGCATTGCCGAATTAAAGCTGATTCAGGTTGGTGTCCGCCTAAGGCCTTTTCCTTGTTAAGAATAAGGCCTGAGATCGCATGGGAAAATCTAGACGATAGACCAGGCGCATTTTTGGGGCGCGTAGATATTGAAACTGATGCATTATTAGACGGTGAGAATACTCAAACTACCGTTGAATCAATGATGAGTATTCCTATGGTAGCGGAAAGTGTCAATATTTCGTCACCTGAAAATATATCCTCTCAACAATCCCCTAAAAAAGAAGGAAAAATAATAAAAGAATCCGGTGATATAGCAGATTTAGTAATGGATTTGTTCCCGCCAATGGAATCACCTGAAAATTCATCAATTATGGAAGAAACATCGCAGGTAGAGGAGTCTGAACAGTTAGCGGTGGCTTTACCGATTATGGAAGAGGCTACTTCCCAAAGGAAGTTAGAGAAATCAAAAGAAAGTGTAGTTATCTCCGGTGAAAGTTTTGTTGAATGGCTAAAAGCTGGAATTATTGGGAATACTCTGACTATCAACAATACAAGTGCGAAATTACATATCGTTAAAGGTCAGCTTTTCCTCGTTACACCTGGTATATTTCAGATGTTTCTTAATAGTAAAGGCATCACTAATTTCACCAAAAAAGATATTGAAAGTTTGCAATATAGTTTTCAAGACCTTAAATTACACCGTAAATACCGTCAATCAAATAATGATAGTGTGAATTTTTGGCGTTGTAAGGTTGTTGGACCAAGGAAAACTTCTCATTTGATAGGGTATTTAATCGATAAAACCGATTATTTTTTCGGTAATAGAATTCCAATTGATAATTTGCATTTATCGCTTATTGAGGAGAATGACAATGAATAGACTTACATTTGATGTGTTACTTGATAAATTTTTTTATACCGACATTTGCGTGTAGATACAGTAAAAAGTTACGAGAAAGTAATTAGACAGCTACAACATAATTGTGATGTAGAATTTCCGGATGAAGTATCAGAATTACTGATACTTCAATGGCGTCAAACAGTAGTTGGAAAATCTATCATTGAGGTTACATGGAATAGTTATGTTCGCCAGCTCAAAACTATCTTTAAATTTGGCATTGATAAGCAGCTTCTTCCATTTATAAAAAATCCTTTTGACGGACTGTTTATTAGAGAAGGAAAACGAAAAAGAAAAGTTTACACTTCTTCTGATTTAGATAGGCTGAGTTTTGGTATTAAAGAATCAAAACACCTCCCGGCAATACTTCGCCCTTTATGGTTCACTAGGGCTCTAATAATGACATTTCGTTATACAGCAATTCGCCGCTCTCAATTAAATAAACTGAGAATTAAAGATGTTGACTTGATAAATCAAGTTATTCATATTTCTCCGGAAATAAACAAGAACCACGAATATCATATTCTTCCTATTTCTAGCATACTTTATCCATACCTTGATAAGCTATTAAATGAATTAAAAAAAATGAAACAGCCGGTAGAGGGTCAGCTTTTTAATATAAATCTTTTTTCAAAAGCGGTTAAACGTAGAGGAAAAGAAATGACGGCAGATCAGGTCAGTTATTTATTCAAGGTAATATCAAAATATACAGGGATAGTTAGCTCTCCTCATCGCTTTAGACATACAGCAGCAACCAATATTATGAAGAAACCAGAAAATCTTTATATCGCTAAACAACTTTTAGGGCATAAGGATATAAAAGTAACGCTAACATATATTGAAGATGATGTTAAGGTTGTCAGAAAATATACTAATTTGCTATAAGTTACATAGTATGAATTATGTAGTTTCCAAGCAAAATACATACATTCAGGCTTTACAAACTAGTATTTTTATGTAAGATCGTGTCCATCCACAGAGCGTTAGTGGATGGATCATGGTGTATTGGCTAGGTACACGAGATTGATCAGTATAAGAAGTTACACAAGTAAAGTGTGTACACAAGGGATTTAAAATCCCTCGCCTTTCGAGGCGTGCCAGTTCAAGTCTGGCCTCGGGCACCATTTTATGGTAAAGAAAATAACGGTAAGAAACAGTCGCGAAAGCGGCTTTTTTGTGCCTGAAATTTGTTACCGTTCTAATTTTTGTAAAAAAATTCCTAAAAAAGACCGCACTTTAAGTTTTTATTGATACTTAAAAGCGCGGTCTGTTTTTCAACTGTTTTTATTCAAACAATGCCTTATGTAGCAAACGAACAATGTCATCGGCTTTATCGCTGTCTGCCAACAAGCAAATGTTGTTAGTGCTAGCACCGTAACTGATCATACGGATATTGTAGGCATCTAAGGTTTCAAAAATACGTTTGGCAACACCGGAAGCTGTGTGGAGTTCATTGCCGATTAAGGCGACCAAAGACAAGCCGGTATCCACTTTCACCGTGCAGAATTGGCTTAATTCGTCGATTAATTCTTGAGAGAGTAAGCTGTTACCAGAAGCGGCTGAACCCATTTTATCCAAAGTTAAGGCAACGCTCACTTCTGATGTTGTAATGGTGTCAACGGAGATTTTGTGTTTGGCTAAAATCGTGAAAATATTGGCTAAGAAACCTTGTGCATACAGCATATTTAAGCTGGAGAGTGTGAGCAAGGTTTGGTCACGACGTAAGGCGATCGCACGGAATGTCGGGCGAGGTTGTGGATTGCGGGTCACCCAAGTACCGCCGTCTTGTGGCGCTTTGCTGGAACCGACATAGACCGGGATATTGCTACGCACTGCAGGGAGTAAGGTTGCCGGGTGCAACACTTTCGCACCGAAGGTTGCCATTTCGGCAGCTTCGGAAAAACTCATGGTATCAATGCGTTGTGCGTTTGACACGATGCGAGGATCGGTGGTGTAAATACCGGCAACATCGGTCCAAATCAACACATCTTGTGCGTTTAATACTTCCGCTAATAGCGCCGCAGAATAGTCGCTACCGCCACGTCCTAAGGTGGTCGTTTTACCTTGTTCATCACGCCCGATAAAACCTTGGGTAATGACTAATTCACCGCGCTCGATTAACGGTTTCAAGAGGTTATCGCAGTTTTGACGGGTTTGTTCATCGTTTGGTGCGGCTTTGCCGAAATGGCTGTTTGTGGCGACAATGGTACGCACATCCAACCACGTGGCTTCAATTTGTAATTCACGCAACACTTCCACAAAAATCAAAGAAGACATCATTTCACCATGGCTGATTAATTCATCGGTTAATGCCAAGGAGGTGGCTAAATTCGCGGCTTCCGCCAATGAGGTGATATTGGCTAATAAGGCTTCAACTTTTGGACGCACGCGACTGTCGTCTTTTAATTCTGTCAAAATGTTTTCTTGAATTTGACGCACTTCATTCAGCAATTTATTGCGTTCCGGTTCTTCGCAACCGTTTGCTAAGGCGACCAATAAATTGGTGACACCGGCGGAAGCAGAGAGAACAACAAGGCGAGTATTGGGATCGGCAATCACAATGTTAGCGCAAGATTGCATGGCGGGGTAGTTGGCGACACTGGTGCCGCCGAATTTAGCGACTGAAAGATGAGACATAAAAAACTCCGATAAATAAGTATGATTTGTGTGTTTACTCTACAAATACTGATTTACCGGAGTTTTGTCAAACAATTAATTTTAATTTTTAAATAATATTTAAAAAATACTCTCTTTTTTAAGAACGGATCGAATAATCGCCTACGCACACCCA